CCATCGGCGCAATTGAAGCTGTTCGGGTGTGGCACTCAGATCACAGCAACTAACTAGCGGGTGACTCATGGCATACGGAAAGAAAAAAGGGCCAGTGGGCGAGCTTCCAGCGCATCATTATGAGGCAGATAGGGAATGGCTCAATAAGATGCTTGGTTACTTTCAGTTTCATCCGACCGACGACAGCAAGAACGAGCGCGGAAAGGTCTGCCGCGCTTACAGCAAAGTATTTTACACTGCCGTTAGCCTTGAACCTGTTGATCACAAAAAAATCAACGCAGGAAGGAGAGAGGCAAACACCAGGCTTAGAATATTTGTTAATAAACGATTGGCGGTTTTCAATCGATAATGATCACCAAAAGGAACAACTATGAAACCAACCACATACACGCAATGGATACGAAAATACGAAGAAGAGTTAATTGACGCATGGGAAAGCGGCTTTCACACTTGCGGCGATCCAATAAGTGAGCGCACTTATGAAGATTTTGTCGCTTCCGCCTGGGTTACTTTTCAAGAGAATGAATTATAACGACCAAAAAAAATCCCCTGCGACAACAGGGGATCAAGACAACCAAACATAGAGAGTAGAGCATGAACAATTTACATGATAAAAAAACTAAAGGCAAACCATTACACGCACTAATAATAACCCTTGGCCTTTCAGGATGTCAACAAGAAGAATACACGCGCAACCAGTCAGCACATAAATCAGATAGCATCATCGCGCCGATAATTGAGCAGCCATACCTAAAGCCACTCGCCACAAATGCAACTACATACACGGAAGATGGAGTTTTGCACGGTGATACGCTAGATATGTGGGGGTCAAAGATTTGCTCAATTGTGAGTGAAGAAAAATCACTGTCAGAATATGAAATCAATCCAGTATTCATGCATCGCTATCGCGTCAGAATGGATATCGTTTTGTCTAACGGTTTGTGTGTATCGGCATTTCATTGGCATGGCGTCGAATGGAGTGATGCAAATGTTGAGTGTGATAGTAATCGAGCTGTTTATAGCCAAGATGACTTCATGAATATTTATGGGTCCTATGCTGTAGCAAAGGGTAAAAACTTCACGGCGTACTTACTTCGAGACGGCGGCTGGAGTGTTAAGTGGGGGATTAGATGACAGATATTTGGTGGTTAATAATATGGATGGTGTTTTTTGTGACGATTACCCCGTTCATATTCAAGTAAATAAAAGCCCTCACTATCGAGGGCTTAGTTTTACAGTGTAAATTTAAATGGTTGTGAATACTCGACTCGGCCAGCCAGTTTCTAGATTAACTACGGTAGGATTCGCTGCTAAATCAAGCTCACTTTGTAATGACATTTCATTTCTAAAGCATTCATTGATATAAGTCACAACGCACTTGTAAACGGGCTTCAGCTCTTGCACTGTGTAAAGTTTAAATGTGCTATCTGCTAACTTCCACGGTACATCGACAAGTCCGTTAATAATTGATTCAGTAACGTACGACTCCATTTTTTTAACTGAATTTTCATCAGTTTGGATTTCAATTCCATCAACAATCACGCCTAGATTCTGCTTATTCCAGCGGATTTCAGCAAGCGAGCATTTGCATTGCTCAAGTGACATCGGCTTTATTTTTATAATGCTCATTGCTGCACCTCAAATTTGTTTGATTTATTTCCTACGCCGTCAGTTAAATCCGAATCTGATACAAGCCAACTAGATCGTGGGTACTGCAAAAAAGGCTCAATCTCGGATTCAGTCGTTATTCTATATTTCATCCCGAATGGTACGTCTTTATCTGCAATTTGTTTTATTGTTGCTCGCTTTAGCGTGGCCTTGGTCGGTGTTAGCAATATCACTAACCCATCGATATTTTTATACATTATTATTTTAGACATAATGAGTACCTTAAGGATTAATTGCTTGAGAATATGGAAACAGATATTTCATTAAAATCCACAGCGGCGGCGCTAGTATCTGCGGAAGCCACTTGAACCGATGATATGGTCTTGCTGTAATACTCTAAATAACCTCTGCCGGTAGTCGCTAGGCTCCTGTTGCCCCCCAGGACAACTGCATAATTTACATCTGGCAAAGGCGTTTCGAAGTTCACTGTATAGTCGCCAGTGCCATTGTCTGCGACGCTAGACACGTTAAAGCTATCATTAATGGTGACAGTACCGGTGCCCTTAAAGCTAACGAATGCCTTTGATACTTGAGGGCTTGATTCGGTCACTATCGTATCAGCTTCCAAAGACACATCATCACTAACATTCTCAATAATCCCCGGCTCATCAGCTAGAAACAGGAATTGCAGGCCGTCGGTTGCGATAGATAAATCAATAGCGCCGTAAACATTAGAAGCATCATCCGTAATTCTCGCGCCGCCCGCACTGAACGCGTCAACATCAGCCTGAATTTGAGCGTCTAGATGATCTTTAAAGCCACAGTATTGCGAGTTTTTTGTGATTTCTCCCGCATCATCTTTCGGATAGCTGCGTCGAATAATACCCGTGTTGCTTGCTGAGTTAATCACGCCGTTGATTTTGGTCATCTGCAAGCAGTCAGTTAGAGCAATAATGCCTGCTGCTATTTCATTTCCAGCTAGAATATCTTGCGGCGTGCCGTCTAGGAGTGGATACCCATCTTTACCGAGTACGTTAAAGTTTTGATTTCCTACCCATCTGTTTTTAACGTAAGAAGTAAGATTGCCTAAAATGAACTCTTCCCACTTCGCGCCTACGCCCGGCTCATCGGTGTTGGTGCCTTCAGTAGAGATCCAATATGCGCCGCTTCGACTTACAATTACATCTTTATCATAAGAGAACGGATTGCCGGTACCATCATCTTCGATCCACGTTGGAAAGTTATTTTCTTGCCATTGCTTTGTATTTTTAGTTAGACCATAAAGCAATTCATTATGAGCGCCGCGAGGTATGCGCTTTCTATTTGGATCGCCTTGAGCAAGCTCATAGTCTGGGCCGTACCCAGTATCAAACCCGACATTACCACCTACGGAGGTGTCGGGGACGTTTTCTCTCGTGCCGCTATTCGCAAACGGAGTTTTGTAATATTGGTTTTCGTTAGCCATTATTTCACCATTATTTTCATATTAAATGCTTCCATCGTAGAAATTACCACCAAAGAAATTTTCATCATCTTCAGCGAAGCCGAATGCTCCTGATGCCTTTATTCTAACGTCACTCGCGCCGACGCCAATCGGCCTTGGTAGTAAATCTCTGTTTCTAATTTCTCGTATAAAGTTGATTATAGCCTGATCGTTAACTTGATAAATAAACTCCATCCTCAGTGTATCACTTGCGATTATAACACCAGCTCCGAATATGTTGGCCATCGCTTTGTTGATTTGAATTATAGGGCCACCCATGGACAGCACTTTGAATGCTTTTAGTTGAAGTAAGATCCGCTTTTCTTCGATAGTGAACTCATAAGTATACGCATCATCTGCAGCAAACGATCCATCAAAGAAGTTTTCATCATCAAGCCCAAAACCCAAAGACGGGTAATCCTGCGGAGATTCTGCGGTGTACCCATAAATTGATTCATCGAGAATTATCGACCATATTGACAGCCCGAATTCATTCGCGGTTGATAATCTAAAAACATCTCGCTGCCAGTCCGCCCAGAATTGACAGTGATTTTCCTCAAGCCATGCCTGCTCATTGCCGACTAACTGCTTTGGTATGTCAGCCTTGGAGCGTTGCCAGTCAAGAGCACTATCTAGCGTTACATCGCATATGTATTCAGGGGTTACCATATTGTCACTCCTGCGCGCTCTGATGAATGTGGTGTCATGATCATATAATCACCACTATGATATTCGCCTCTTCAATCGTGGCCTTTTTATTGATATCAACAATGACAGTATCAGTGCTAAGCGCACCAGCAAGATCACCTAACTCACATTTTCTAATGAAGACGTCAGGCAACTGAGCATTGACACCGCTTGCCACCTCAAAGGGCGACGCATCAAGACCAAGAGAAAATCCGCCTTCCCCTTCCACTTCACCGTTTGCATATGCAATAACTGCCGCTTTGATGTCGGCTTCTGCATCTTGAGACTGCCCTACTCTGGCCTCAATGCTGCACTTTAGAGGCTTTAGAGTTGGCCTGTCAATTTTAACTGTGACCAATTGACCGCTATCTGGATCGGTATACACAGAAGAAACCGCGCCATTGAATTCGGTACCCCACCTATTTTCGTAGTAAGCAGGCACGATTTCTTCGGTCACGCCGCCGTCGACACATAGCCAAGACGATCGTGCAATTAGTGGTATGGTGTCAATAACAAGAGGGCCGTCTGTATTGTTCTCTCTGAATTGAACTCCAGCTACCCCCTCCAGTGCATACACTGCGGATATAACAGAAAGTGAAACGCTTCGTGTATTTCTACCGAGCTCGTTTCGTCTTTGCCTTTTCGCGGATACGTCTCGCTGTTCAAGCTTACCAAGAACCGCCGATACAGGATTAGTGACGGTTTCCCATCCGACCACACCAGATATGATTTTCGTGATGGTTCCAGATGGCGCGGCTATTGGGCCGTAATCAACCGATCTGAATGAAGCTGTAACCGTGTTATCAATGCCTATCTCGGCGTCGCTAACGAGCTGCCATAGCGCCTGATTGTCATCTTGAACAAACGAGCCTGCAGCAATTGGCGTTCCAGCGATACCCGTCAATAACAGCTCTACAGTTGATTGCTCCGCGCCATCTCGCTCACTTCCTACCAGTGCTAAGTGATCATCAACAAACGAGCCGTTAGCAAGATTAGGGTTTAACTGGTTGGCCAGCTCTGCATTATTACGCGCAACTGATATCCGCTCGTTAATAGCGGAATCAATCAGCCGACCTTCAAATGTTGACGGATCAATAGTGGCATCATCACCAGCTATCGCCAGCCACTCGGCCTCAACCTCTGCTTTTATTGCCGCTACATCAGGAACGATGGTTCCAGTTTCTACAATATAGTTATAACTCATATGTTATTTGCTACCGTTGTCTGTCCGTAAATGGTTGCTATTTCGACAGTATAACTCAAAACGTTATTCAATACAGAATATGAGAAAGAGTCGATCCTAGTTACGCCTTTTACATTTAAAAGTTGCGCTCTTGCTTGCGCTTCAAAGCGCTGAAAGTTTGGATTTCCAGTAAAAACATTATCGAAATATTGGATACCTTTGTCAGCGTCATAATTAAGCTCACCAAGCTGCTGGCGCATGGCTTGATCGCAATTTTGTTTAACGACATCAATATCAAAAACCCACTGAAACACGCCATCTATTAATATCGGATTTCTGTTTCCATCGATTTCTATTGCTCTTTGTGTTGCCATAAATCACCTATGGGGTTGGGGTTGGCGGATCGGTTTCTCCGCTGCCTGCTGGGTCAGTCCATGTGTAAGGATGCCCGTGATTATCAAGGCTCACGCCGCTTGCTGTTATCACATCACCGCTAGGGGTTATTCTTGCTCCATTGATAGTTACATCGTTGGTTGCATCTGTGATCCTGACTCCGTTGTCATCTAATGCAACTTTAACAGATCCGCTTCTATTTTGGAGAACTAATG